TCCCACAGGGAGGCACCAATGGCGGGTTCACGGGTATCCGGCGTGTCAACTCCGTGCCGACAACTAAGAGCCTGACCTACACCGTTGGAACCGGCACGACCAATACCGCGCTCCGCACCGTTGATGTGTCCTACTCTCGCGTGGGTAGTGCCAATGACCGCATCCTCGTCACGGGGCGCTATCCAGACCTCAACCTACTTGACGGGGATACGCTGACGCTCAGCCCATCGCCAGGGTTTACCAGCGAGCTCGCGGCGTTGTTGCGCACTCCGATTTACAGCGGCACGATGGTACAGCGCACCAGTGCCAATAGCATCACGGTGCTATTCCACGCGCCCTATGGCGGCAGCTGGCCCACCTTCAGCGGGTTCGGCAGGCTCACCTGCACCGGCTATGTGTCGGATGTCAACGACGGCGGACAACTCCTCATCACACTCCCAGGCGGAGCCACTGAGGATGCGACCGTGACTGAGATTCTCAAACTGGTGAACCAGTACCACACGGATGACTATGCGCTTCAGCGCACCTTCAATACGGCAGGCACCGCGAGCATCGTTGGCGGTACGGCTACGCGGAGCGGGGACGCGCTCCAGTTTCCAAGCACGAGTTTGCGCTCTGCGCTCGACACCGTCATTGAGACATTCAGCGGCGACGGCAAGGCACGGCGATACTTCGTGGGCCTCGATGGCACGCTGCACTATGAGCTCGTGGATGCCGCCAGTATGCCCACCTATGCCAACGCGCCCTATGCCATCACGACCGATGCTGCTGCGGGGACTCCGAACACTACGACCGGCAAGGCGACAGTTGCGCCGTACACGCTCACGGTTGGCTATGACTACGACATCACCAAGAATGTGATGATGAGCGTGCCTGCCATCAGCGGTACCGCGTACACCAGCGTGTTCGCCTATGACGACCTCCTCGACTCAGAGGGCTCTGCCATCTTCACGACGCGCTCTGGCCCGTTGTTTGATGCGGTCGTGGACTATCCGACAGCCGTCAAGAATCCCGCAGCGCAGGTACAGCGCGCCTCCATCGCATACTTCACCGAGCGGCACAAGCCTCTCCTCAGCGGGCAGTTCACGCTGCGCGGAGCAGGCACCGCAGTGCACAATGCCTACGGGTTCAGCGCCGGATACGCGCAGACGGGCGTGTCAACATTCGCGCTTGTGAGTCGCTGGGAGCCAGGGCAGTGGGTTGAGGTAAGCAGCCTCGGGCTCGGGTTGTCGGGCTTGTATCGGGTCGAGCAGGTAGACTGGGCGCTGGAGCCTGGCAGTTATGTGCAGCGCATCACGGTATCATTCAACCGCAAGAATCCAAACGACCTGGCGACACTCATCGCCACGCAGATAAAGTGAGGAGAGCAGATGGCTCAGTTCGGCTCTGACCGCAGTGTCTATGCGCAGAATCAAAGTGTTGTCACTGACCCTAATGGCAACCGCATCGTGTCCGCAGACAACGGGTTTGGAGGCTCTCCACTCGGAGTAGCGGCACGCACGCAGGTTGCTATTGGCGTGCCCAACGGAACATTCAACCTGCTGCCAAATGACGCCTATGCAGCCATCACCAACGCCAACCTCTTGCCCTACTGGGACCTGGTTGCTGAGGAGGGCATCGTTGCAACAATGGTGTTTGACGATACCGCCCAAACCTGGAGTGTAGAGATTGACCCGACAGCCGTAGGCACTGCTCTCGGCACGGCGGTGCTATCCACGCGCATTCCGATTGTCAATGACGACGGGCTACAGGTTCGACATTATGTTGCAAGCACGCTGATTCAAGGAGTCAAGGTAGCCGGCACAAGCAAGTGGACGGCGAGCCTGAAAGCGCAATACATTGACGCAACTGGCACCTTGATTGGGACGGCGTACACCATCGGCACGATTGCAGAGCGCGGTACTGCAACAAGCATCGCTGGCTATACAAACCTCAGCGGGCCCATCCCGACAAATGCCGCAGAGCTCCTCCTCGGATACACGCTTGCTGTCGGCACCGCGTCGCCAACCTACTATCTGCAACTCAAGAGCATTGTTGTGGCGACCGAGTACGGCGTCATTGGCGGCGGCGGCGGCACCGTAATGCCAGGCTATGACTACCAAGAGTTCCTTGACAGCGGCACATTCACCGTGCCAACTGGCGTTGAGTATGTAAATGTTTGGGCCGTTGGAGGCGGTGCAGGAGGTGGAAGCGGTGAAGTGACATCGTCAAACAACACAACTTCATCAGCGCAAGGTGGCTCTGGCGGCAGGTCTGCGTGGTGGGTGCTGCGCCGCGACATCTATGTTGGCGATGTTGGCACCGTCAGCGTTGGCATCGGCGCAGGCGGAACAGGCGGAACCGCTATCACCTTCACCAAGGCAGCAGGGGCAACGACGACAAAAAACACAGGCCCTTCAGACGGAGACCCAGGCTCGGCTGGGAACACAACCTTCGGCACTTACTTCACGGCGCTTGGTGCAAACGCAGTTGGCAATACATACTCAGGCTGGTATGGGGTTGAGCATCTTGCTGGTACCGCAGGAGGCGCTAGAGGAAACGCAAGCGGAAGCGCAGGCTCGCCAGGAATCGCGCACTCGCTTGATGCCTACGGCGGCGCACCATTCGTGTATAGCGCGCGTGACTTTGCGGTTGGAGGCAGCGCGGGGCTTGCCGGCGTTGCAACTGGAGGCACAGGACAAGTTGGTGCTGGAGGAAGCGCAAGCACCGTGAGTGGATTTGCGGGGAGCGGCGGCGGCGCAGGCAGCGGCACGGCGCGCTCATCTGGCGGTGGTATTGCTGGAGCAGGTGCATTAGGAGGCCCAGGCGGAGGCGGGGGCGGCGGCGGTGCTGTCAGCCGATACATCAACGGAACAGTCACCATCACTGGGACGGCAGGCAACGGCGGCGATTCAGCACCGATAACTAATGGCGGCGCTGGCGGCGGCGGCGGTGGCGGGCTTGCCATCTCAGCGAGTAGCGCTACAACCTACAACGCCTCAACCATTACCGTGGCGTCAGGCGCGGGCGGTGACGGCGCGTATGGGCGGTTGTATGTTTACTGGCTGAAGGATACAAACGCAGTATGACCAAGCACGCCTATCTCAACGCTGACAGCATCGTGGTGCAGGTCATCCACGGCGCGGTGGATGGAGCCGCACACGACGCGCTGCTCCGCGATTATGGCGTGCTGTTCGGCGCGGTGCGCTGCGTCAGGGTCGTGGACTCCTCCGCGCCTATCTGGATTGGTGGCACCTATGATGCCGTCAACGGGTTTACACCACCACCGCAGCCAGAGCCTCTGCCAGAGCCTCTGCCTGAGCCAGAGCTACAGGAGCCAGTATGACCGCGAGCCAAAGCACCGAGATTCTCAAGCGGCTTGACCGCATCGAGCGCGACCTTGCCGACATCAAAGTGGAGTTGGCGGAGTCGCGTGGCGCCTACCGGCTCGCCAAGTTTGTCATCGCGCTCCTGGGCGTCAGCGGGCTCGGTGGACTCCTCGCCTGGATGCAGGGGCAGGGCAAGTGAGCCTTGTCGTGCGCTCTCAGTTAGGGCTGGCGGAGCGCCTTGGCGTCAAGGCGATGGATGACTGTGGGCCCGCGTCGCTGGCAACCGCCGCGACATACCTGGGCGTGAACACCTCGACAAAGCAGGCGCATAAAGCGTGCGAGCAGGCAGGGCGGCGGGACACGCCTACTGGGGCGGAGGGCACAAGCGCCAAGGAGGTACGCGATGCCGCCAAGATTCTCGGGCTCAAGGCTCGGATTGTCTATGACTGGAGTGAGGCAAGCAACCTCGTCAAGCAAGGCGCGGCGCTCATCCTCAACATCCAGGCAAGCCAGCGCTCGGTGTCGGAGGCGCTGCGCTCAAAGTGGCAGCGTGACTATTGGTGCAAGCAGCCGCTCGCAACCTACGGGCACTGGGTTGTCTTGGCGCATAATGGAACAGGGTGGGAGTACGCCTGCCCTACAATGCAGGAGGGCAAGCCTGGGCGCTCCGCTACGCCGGAGGAGGTCAGGGCGCTCCGTGACTCAAAGGGGCAGGCTGGTTTCCCCACGCCGCCCGCAATGATTATTGTCAGCCGCAAGGAGGCATAACAATGGACCCGTTTGTCAGCGACCTCATCAACGCGCTCATCATCGCACTCGTGCCCGTCGTCATTGGAGCTTTGGGCTGGCTCGGCAACGCGGCTATCGGCTACCTGAAGGCACGGATGGCAGCGGAGCACTACGCGATGCTGGAGCGCATCGCCTCCGCCACCGTTGCGTCAATCGAGCAGACGCTCAAGACCAAGGCAGGCGAGGACAAGAAGCAGGCTGCCATCGCCCTGGTACGGGCTGAATGCGCCAAGCGCGGCATCAGGCTGGATGAGGAGGCAATCGGCAACGCGGTCGAGGCTGCCGTGTACCGCGCC